CAGCGACTGCACGCCATCGCTCGTAACGGAGTCGGCGAAGTTCACGTCGATAGCGATCCGACCTTCAATGCTCATGCGTACTGCTTCCACTTGAGGGGCTCGAGCAAGGCCGCCACGCCCATCGGCACGTTCTGGCCGACGTTGCCCACGGCCTCGCGGTTGGCGTACCAGTGGCCAACCATCATCTTGATCGCATGCACCGCCGGCTTGGGGACGCTGGCAGCACCGCCGTAGCCGGCGAGGTACGTGATCTGGACGCTCTTGTCGTCAATCCGCACGCTCGGCCAGACGTCGAGGTACGTCGGATAGACGAGAGCCGGAACGTGGTCGCGGTCGAGCCGAAACTCCTGCGTGCCGCTCTCTGCCCAGGTAAGCGTCTGTGTGGTTCCGCCCGTGTCCACATACGAGATAGTCACGGTGGCCTCCGAGCCTGTCTCGTTCAACCGCACCGGCGGGCGCGGAAGCTCAATGCGGGTGCCAAAGAAGTCATCGAAGGCCACCGTGTACGTCTTGTCTGCGAAGGTCCGGTCGCAGTAGTCCTCTGCCCAGGTGGTCGCCGCGTCAATCAAGAGCCCGATGTACTCATCGTCATCGGTCGTGTCGACGACCCGCAGATGCTCCTTGGCGTCGGCCACACCCACGGGCCGGTCGTCGGCCGTGCTGGCGGTTGCCACCACCAGGCTGCGGTACTTGCTCGCAATGCTGCCGCGGTAGAAGAGGCTCACTTCTTGGCCCTCCTGCGCCGCCGGGGAGCCTTGGCCTGCGGGGCGACTGCTTTCTCGACGATCGGCTCCGGGGCCACCGCGACCTCGAGCAGGGGCTGCTCAACCAGATCGACCCGCCCCATCATCTGCAGGGCACGGGCCTGGCCCTTGGGCACCTCGACGACCTGGCCGGCCTTGTAGCCCTGGAACGGCCGGCGGAACCGCACGGGGGTTGTCTCAATCATCAGCGTCACTTCCACGCCTCCTCGGGCGGTTGGCCGCCGCTTTCCCAACAGTCACCTGTATGCTGCAGCAGTCCCTGCATGTTGCTGCTCGGCCACTTAATCCAAACCTCGGCATGCCCGATACTTACCCGAGTACACACCCCGCTCTTGAGTCCTGCCTGCTCTGCCACCTGCCAGAAGTGGATGTCGTCGTCTGTTCGCTCTGGACCCCAGGTGCCCTCGCTGTCTGGCTTTCCCAGGAACCAGGGATGCGGCATCTTCTTGAGGGCCGCTGCTCTTATCATCGTGAATCCGAAGTGGGCCGTGTTGGCTTTCACGATGTTGTGATAGACGAAGTGATCACGACGCATCTGGCTTGCCCGCTCGCCGTCAGGGCTGGCCATCGAGAAGAGCGGCTCGTCTTGCTTCCGCTTCATCTGCACCGCCGCGACGATGTCGTAGTCGCTGGCAGCTGCGTACGTCAGCATCCGTGGCACAGCGTCCTGCTCGAATATGGTGTCGTAATCGAGCGTGAGCAGCCAGAGCGGCGGGGCCTTGGGGTCCGTGTCGAGCTCAACCATCTCGGTGAGCACACGCTCAAGGCATTGGCCCCAGAAGGCCCCCTCGAGCCGCACCGGCGAAATGCCGTAGGGAACCAGTCCCCTTGGCCAGCAGAACATGTGATCCTGCCAGCCCAGCCTCGGGACCGACATCGCACACATGACACGCTGCGGGCCAGAGCCCGTGTCTAGCACGGCCGGCTTGATGCCAGCCACAGGTGACGCCGCGCCCACGGCATCCTCCTTTGTTGAGGTTGTCGTCAATCAGCCAGAGGTCACTTCACGACCAGGGTCGTGACGTTCGCATCAGCCGCGGAGTCGACGCCACGCTCGCCCTTGCCGAGCCGGGCCGCCACGACGATGGTGTTGTTGCTGGCGTTCGCAGTGGCCTCAGCCGAAGGCGTCACCGACACCTGCAGGTACCGCTTCAGACCCTTGGTGCTCAGGTCGAACCGAGTCACGTTGACTGTCGCAGTGTTGGCCACGCCACCGAGGGTGTAGTCGGTGTCTTGCACGAGGTCCGTGATCGCGGCGTACGAGCCGTCCGTGTCGCTGTGCTTGACGCTCACGACGCTGGGGGCCGCCGTGTTGGCGATGCTGCGGTAGCCGACGTCGATGCTGACGGTGTCAAACCCGAGGGCGTCGATGGCCACCGTGTGCGTGCCAGCCGAGGCAAGCCCAGCGGCAGCGGTCAGCGAGATCACGCTCTTGCTGTTGGCAACAGGATCCATGGTAAGGGTCTCTCCTTGGTGAAGTCTTAGAGCGTGAGGCCAACCACCGGGCCAGCCGTCGAGGCGTCACCCACGTCGGAGGTGACGATGTCGAAGCGGCAGAGGCCCTGCAGGTACGTCTGGTCAAACTCGATGTAGCGGTCGGTCGAGGACCGGATGGCGATCTGCTGCCGCAGCCCGTAGTGGGTGCTGAGCCGCAGGTTGCCAAACAGGGCGATGACCTGGCCGGCCGTCGGGGCCGACCGCATCGAGTTGTTGAAGTACACCGGGTAGCCCATGAACCGCTGCTCGCTGGCACCGGCCGAGAGCTCGGCAGCCGAGACGCCACCGGCACTCAGCATCAGGGGCAGCATGCAGGTGCTGTAGACCTGCGGCGTGACGTACCAGCCGGCACCGGCCCGAGCGTAGCTCGGAAGCTTGCCGATGAGCTCCGCGAAGTCGTCGACGGTGATGGCCGAGAGCGAGGTCTCGCCGCTGTCGTTGGTGCCGGCAGTCAGCGTCTCGTTCTCGAACTTCCACTGGATACCCCGGATTCCTCCGTGAGTACTAGTGCCGTCACCAGCGAAGCCGGCGTCGTCGATTTTCTGGGCCAGCGAAAGCGCGAATTCTTGAGCAACCAGATCTGCCAGGTCGATCACCGAGTCCTCGATGAGCGAGTTAGGAATCCGGGTGGCGACCCGGCAATCCTTGGCCGACAGCATCACGTTGTCGGTCGCCATGTCGGTGGCCGTCGTCTCGCTGTTGTCGCTCACGAAGTAGGCGGTGTTGCCGCTCACCCGGCGAGGGACGTAGAGCGTGTTGCTCGACATCGGGATGACGTTGGCCTGAGCAGGGATGGAACCATACTCATCGACCAGGCGGATCACGGTGGCAGCGAAGGTCTCCGGGATAAACACAGATCCCTTGCTGTTGTCGTTGCTCGAGAGGGCACGCTCCTCGACGTTCCGCTCGTACCACGAGCGATCCTCGGAGCGACCCAGCACGAAGCCGCGGATCCAGCGACCGCAGACCTCGGCGTCGTCGGTGCTGCCGAAGGCGCGAAGCCGGCCGACGTGCGGCTGCTTGCGGACGGCCACGGGCTCAGGCGTCTCAGCGACAGCGATGGGCTTGGCGGTGGCAGCGACCTTGCCGCGGAGGGAGGCGATCTTCTCGGCAATCGCAGTCTCAGTGGCGAGCCGCTCCTCGAGCTCGTTGGCCTCAGCGGTCAACGTCTCGATCTCGGCGGTTTGCTCCTCGGTGCGATCCTCAACCTTGGCGAGGTCATCGAGAAGGGCGGCCACAGCAGCGGCCCGGTCCTGAAGCTTGTTCAAAGAAGCCATCCGTGGCTCTCCCGTTAGAGGGTGACGATCCGTGTCTGTCACTCACCCTACGGCAGCCACTGCAATCGGCAGAGAGGTTGCATACCTAACTAGGTACGACCCTGCGGCAGACGTACTCAGCCGGCACGATCGCCTTGGAGCGATGGTCGCACCGCGGGCACATCACGTACCGCACTTGATGAGACTCACCCATCTGGCGGCTGCAGTAGGTCTGCAGCCGAGCCTGCCCGCATTTGGGGCAGGTGTCACCCGGCTTTGCCACGCGCAAAACTCCTGAGCCTCGCGGCCCGCAGCCGCGTTGATGCCTGCACGACGTCTGGCCCGACAACGTGTGGCACCGACTCAGGTGTAGCCTGCTCTGCAAGCCAAGCCTGGAAGGAACGCATGGCCACTTGGGCTGTGGTGCTCGGGTACGCCGGCTGCACGACCGGCCCGAGCTCGTAAATGGTCGCCTGCCGCACCTCGCGGATCGCTCGGCCACCCTCGTCGGTGGTGAACGACTCCCCGCCCTTGTCTACGGAAAACGTGAACGAGGCACCCTTCACGTCCCGCCGAGAGACGAGCTCGAGGATGTCGGCCCGGCTGGCCGGCGGCGTGACCTCAAAGCCGACGCCCTTGTCGTCGCTCCAAACCTTGAGCGTGCCGCTCGACTCCCGGCCGAGCAGAATGTCGGGATTGTGGTTGTAGTAGCTCACAAGGTCCGTGCGGCCCCGCTGGCGGTTGAGCACCTTGTCGAAGGCCCCTGGCATCACCCGCTCTCGGAAGCCGCCCAGGTCGACGCTGAGCCGGTTGTAGACGACGGCGTAGCCGCGGATGACGGCCCGGCCATCGGCCCGCTCCTCAACCACGATCTCGTCGTCGGCCTCGTAGGCAATGTCGCGTCTCTCCATGTCCATCGGCGTACTCCTGTCATCTTCTCTGTCGAGTTCTTCCACCTTGCGGGCCGCAAAGGCTTGGCCAGCGTCACCGCCCCACAGCAGCCACGCCACGAAGCCAGGCGTCTCCTCGCCTGGGTCATCCCAGCCGGGCCTCTTGTCGGCCTCGTGCCGGGCAAACCAGGCATTCATCTCGCGGACCCAGTCCTCGTTCATGTCCTCCCGGCGCGAGAGCCTGCCGGCACGGGCCACCGTCTCAGGCTTGAGGCCGTCGCCGCTCTTGCCTTCCTCATGCAGCCGCAGGCCACGCTCGGCAGCCTCGGCCATCCCGGCAGTCGGCTTAAGGTCAACCGCCATCGGCGTCGTCCTCCTCGTCATCTTCCATGTCGTCGTCTGGCTCTGGAGCCGGCGGCTCAGGCTGGGCAGGCGGCTCGGGTTGCTCGCCTTCCGGCATCGGCCCGAGGTTCTCCTTTTTCCGCACCTCCTCGGGCGTCATCCACCCGTTGCGGATGGCGACCTCGTACGCCTGGTAGCGGGTCGTGATGTCGCTCCGCAGGAGGCCCTCGACGAGGAACTCTGCGTAGAGGTCGTCTTGGTCGTCGAGGATGTCTCGCTCGATCGCACCCTCAATCCGCCGCAGCCAAGGCTGAATCGTGAACTTCTCAAAGCTCACCATCTCGCTGGCCAGGTTGCCCCACGTAGCCCTGCCGAGCTCCTGAATCATGTGTGGTGGCATCTTCCAGATGCGGCACACCGCGAGAAGTGACTGCATCCAGAGCTCGGCCAGCTGGCTCTCTTGGTTGGTCGCCGAGACCGTGTCGACCTTGAGCCCGTTGGAGAGCACGGCCACCTCGCCGGCTCGGGACGGCCCGCGGTGCCGGTTGTTCCACTGCTCCCGCAGCTGCTCTCGCACCTCGCGTGGCAGGGCCTGGTCCGTAGGCAGCACCATCCCAGGCTGAGCGTTGTTGCGATAGAACGTGCTGGCGTACTGCTCGGGCGACCGGGCCAGGTTGATGGCGT